CGCAGAACCTATACTGTATAAAAATACAGCATATTACTCACGGCGCCCTGACCATCAATCGGGCGCTGACGAGCGGCCCTCCCGTTGGTCTACGTTGAATGAAGTAGACCATCACTTCGGAGGCGAGCATGTGCGGACGTATCGCGCAGTACCACGGCATTCACGACTTTGTGGCTGTGCTCAGCATGCCGGGCGCTCTGGTCAACAACGCCGGCGATCAACCTCTGGAGCGGTACAACGTGGCGCCGACGACAAATGTCGCCCTGCTCCACATAGAGAATGGCGCGCTACATGCAGACCTGATCAGGTGGTCCTGGAAGCCACATTGGGCAACCAATCGAGCCGAGCCCAATGCCCGCGCCGAAAAGGTCGCGCACAACCCCTATTACCGGGCAGCATGGCCAAATCGAGCGATCACGCCAATAGACGGATGGTTTGAATGGCTCGCGGATGAAACTGGAAAACAGCCCTACTACATCCGGCGACGTGATGGCCTGCCAAGTCTGTGCGCGTCGATCGGCCACTGGCCACATGCTGACGAGCCTCCTCGGGAACACGACGGCTTTGTGATCATCACTGCGGACTCCGCCGGCGGTATGGTCGACATTCACGACCGGCGGCCAGTAGTCCTGGCGTCGGACCTGGCCCGGGAATGGCTTGACCCGGCGACACCCAGGGAGCGGGCCGAGCTGATGCTGATGCACCAGAGCGAACCGTCCGAGGCGTTCGAGTGGTTCAAGGTTGACCGCGCCGCGGGCAATACAAAGAACCAGGGGGCGCACTTGATCGATCCCATCAGCGAAATCCACGGCGGAGCATTCGTGAATAACGCTTAACCACCCGTTTACTCTCCGCCGAGGGATCGAACGTAAGCCTGGCACGCCTGCAGGGCGATCAGCCCCCGGTCGCCGGCGTCGGTGATGCTGACAATTCGTTGAGCATGCGCCGGGTCAAGTCGGGCGCGTGCGGCTCCATGAACCACGCCGCCGGTGGCGGGGGTGGCAGGCACTGCGCAGCCACTTGCTGTATCCGCGGCGTCGACAAGGACTGACAGCCGCAGGTCAGCAGTAGCAAGGCGATCGCGCAGGCGAGCTTGGTCTTTCTGAGCATTGGTCAGCTCCTGGTGGTGGGATTGGTCGGCAGTGGCCAGGCGCTGCTCGAGCGCCAGGCGCTCGGCTTGCTCGGCCTGCTGTTGGGTGCTCGCCGCATTGCTGATCGCGCTCAGATCATCCTGGTGCTGGCGGGCAACGTCGGCCAGCTGCTTGCCGTAGCGCCAGTCCTGCACCTTCCAGGCCCCGCCCGCGCCGGCGGCGATCAGTAGACCAGCCAGCACCAGCAGGCCGACCAGCTTCTGCACCGGCGTCATCACGGCACGTCCTTGAAGAAGGCGTGCTGCCCGATGCGTATCGTCTGCTTGGCCTTTGCCGCCCAGGCCGGGGCCTTGGGCATGGTGGTCGCGTAGTAGTGCGTGGCGCCGCCGGTGGGATCGGGCACGGTACCGGCGATCACCTGATCAGCCGCACGCTGGGCCTGGGCGAACTGGCCGGCCGGGATCGGCTTGGCACCGCTTAGGAACGGGTAGTTCGGGTCGTTCTTGTTCCAGCAGCTGAACTGGTACGGTGCCTGGCACACACCGGCATAGCCTTCCCCCCACCAGGACTTGGCCTTCCCGTCGTTGACGCGGTTGCGGATTGTCCAGGCCACGGCGATCTGGCCGGCCAGCCCTTCCCCGCGGGCCTCTCCCCACAAGGTGCGGGCGAGGATGTCGCGGTCTTTCTCGGTTGCAGTCATCACTTTTCTCCAGGCAATAAAAAACCCGCTCAAGGCGGGCTGCTTTCGTTCGGTTTGGGTCAGGGTGTTTCGTCGGCTACAAGCATTGGGTCGGCAACAATCTCCGGAATGGGCGGCTCCACCGGCCATGCTGGCGAGTCATACCAGCCTTCCTTGGTCGTGACCTTGCCCAGGGCGAACTTGTAGGCCTTCCAGGCTTTCAGGCTAACGATCAAGGCGGCCTGTTCGGCTTCATCCTCGGGCGTGGCTTCGCCAACTTCGATGCCGTATCCCAGGGTCTCGATGCGGTCGGTTATGCGATCGATCTGCGTTGCGGCTGTTAAGTTGCGAGCGGCGAGCTCTACCTTGGCCAGAGCCAGGCGATCGGCAGCGGCCTGAGCTTCCTTCTCGCCGCGAGTGATCAGCTGGGACCAGTCGATACTCCCCGCCCTCGGCAGGCTTGGCTCTTGCTCTCCAGGCGGTTCATCGCTGGGCAACGGCTGCGGTAAGGCCACCGGCCCGTCGGGCACATTGTGAAGAGGAGAAGGAAATGCCTGGGCCTGGCTGTAGTTGACAGGAAGAGGCAGGATCAAGCTGAACGCCAACTCACCACCGATATTGTCGACTTGGCCAAAAAACCAGCTCGAACTCAGCGCCGCGGCTGGCAGCGTATCGCCATCGGCCATCGGCGAGAAATCGAATGTCTCACCGTTGACGATCAGTGAACTACCAGACCGAACCACAAACAAAGCGTCATCCCGGCGCTGGGGAAAAAGATGTATTTTCATTGGTGCCACCGACCGATTGCAAAATATTGAAGCGTGTAGGCTTGTGCTGCCCGCGAGTAAACGTCGAACAATATGTTGCCTGCCCACGCGCTAAGCGAATCGACGCCACGGCCGCCAACCCAGCCTGTGGTTTCTGAGGAGCTTGTAATCCCAACGTCGGCGAACGTAAGGCTTGTAAATGTCGCAGGCATAGCGACAGCGGCATTACCACCGCTGTAGTAAACCCCGCTTGTAGAGACTGTTTGAATGGCTACGGTAACTTGAACTTGCCGAGTGCAAATCATGGTTCCGCCGGCAAGCTTTACATATGAGCCATTTGCATTGGTACCGACCTCAATAATTGCTCCGGTCGGTGCCCCCCCTGACTGGGACACCGTACCGAGAATCGCCGCAGCCGCTAGCTTTGGTGCTGTCCCTGTCGTGTTTCCTGTTCCTCCATTCGCAACAGGTAACGCTGCCGGCAGCGCTATTGGCGACCCGGTGCCGCCGAGTGCCACATATAGCTCATCGAAGTTGCTTTGCGACTTTGTAAAGGCGGAGCGCGGGGTATCTCCACCAACGCCAGATGGCGCAGTGCCAAGATTGATCGTCTGCTTAGCCATTTATTACTCCCAAAAAAAAGCCCTCGCGCGGAGGGCCTGGTTGAATGTGCATCGGGTTACAGAGGGCGCATCGGGCGCGCTGCAAATGTCGTGCGACCATTCTTTGCGGTCCCCCCTTCAGAGCTGACCATCGCCCCGATATATCCGTTTAGCGTTGAGCGGATGCCGGCATGAAACCCACATGGTGTTTCCAGCGTCGAGTTGCCGCTGTAGATCTTCCCGCCGATCAGGGTTGAAGCCAGGAAGTAATCTGCAGAGTCGCCAGTCCACGGCATCTGGCAGCCGGACCAATAGACCCCGCCAACCTGCTCACCACGGTTATCGAGTGACCACCCTTCATTGACAGGGAACCCTCTCATCGAAAGCAGGTTGTCCGCTCCGACAAAAATTACCTCGCCGGCCGCGTTTTTCAGCCTGATGTCATACTCGCTGGGTGGGCCGACTGAACGGAACGTCGCCACCAGCCACTTCCCGCTGCAATCCGAGCTGTTGAATGGCGACATCAGCTGCAGCTGGAACGAGAACCCCGTCCAGCTCCCCGGGCTGCCGGTGTTCATCAGCGTGTGATACATGCCCTGGTTGTTCGGGTTCAAGAACACCATGGGCGGATCGGGTGTGGTGATCGGTGTTGGGTAAGTGATGGTTGCTGAAGTGATGGTGAGCGGGGCGCCAGGCGGCTTACCGATCACGTAGCTGCCACTGGCAGCGACCCCGAGAACCCTATTCACGCTGTCGATCTGAAAGAAGTTCAGACCGTTGCGCGACCTGAATCCGTA